CCGCATTCATTACACAAATAGTTAGGCTCTATAGAATTTATTGATCTTTCTTTTGGAACAATACTGTCTGGTGAACACTCACACTTGTATTCATATATAGGCATTACTTACCGCTCTTTTTTCTCTTTTCAGCTAAGGCAACAAAATCTTTGACCTTAGTCTCTCCCATGTATCCCCACGCATAACCGTCTTCAATCATTTGTTCATTAACAGACTTAGTGTTTCCATCAAGGTATATCCAGCCTAGAATACGACCATACTTCTCAGAGCTGTCTGGCTTTTCTGTTTTTACAACAATGTCTTTAGCATCTTTAAACTTAGATTTAAGATACTCTTTTGATTCTAAGCCTAATGTTTTTTCAAGTTTGTCTGTTGTTCTAGACTCTGGTGTGTCAATGCCTGCTAGTCTAAGTCTTTGAGAATATGAAATGCTGAATCCAAGATCAATGTCAACATCAATAGTATCTCCGTCAACTATCTTTGTTACCTGTTTAACTCTGTATTCAAACATAACTCTCCTTAAATTTTAATGAGCAGTTTCGGGACGTGCTCAGGTCCATCCTTCGGGTAGCGACCCGAATAGTCTGCGACTCCCCAGTGACGGGGTGCAGATCTCTATTATACTATTTATTTGATCTTGATAGTCTTTGGCTTCTTGTCTTCAGGAACTAGCCTAATAATATTAATATTAAGCATTCCGTCTTTAAGAGATGCACTGGATACTTCCATGTATTCTCCTAGGGCAAAAGACCTTGTGAATTTACGTGCAGCAATTCCTTTATGCAAAACCTCTGCGTCGGTAACTTCGGTAATTTCTCCAGAAATAACCAATGTTCCGTTATCTACAGATAGACTAATGTCTTCTTTTGTGAATCCTGCAACCGCAAGAGATACCTGATATGTATCTTCGTCTAGCTTTAATACATCGTATGGTGGATATGATTGGCGTGATGCAGCATTGTGCACGTTAGCCATTCTTTCAATTTCACGATTAAAGCCAATAAAAAAGGGATCCTTGAAAAGATCCCATGTATATGTTGTTACCATATTATTCCTCCTTCAAGCGAATAAGTTAATTTATAGGACCCCTAATGGGCATCCTAATATAATTATATCATAATCTTTAAAAAGACTAAAGAATTTTTTTCTTGTCCTTCATCTTTTCTGAATCTGCTTCAGATGCATATAGGGCTCTAAGCTGAGCCTGTGCTGCGCTTTCTCCAGCATGGCATCCTACTAGATCACCACTACCCTGCTTTACAACTGCGTATCCTTTGCAGCCAGCCGCATTTCTTTTAATTTCCCAAGGCATTTTTTCTCCTAATCGTTTGGGATTTCTCTGATATCCATTTCTATCAGTCCCATTTCTTTTGCTATTTTATGTCCTTCTGGACTAAGATGAAGTGTCGCTTCAAGATTTTCATCGTATTCGACCTCCATCAAACCTTCTTCATATAATTTTACCATAGCAGAATCAACATATTCAATATGGGCCTGCCATAATTCTGGGGCTATCTCTTTTGCATTCTCACTAATTGAGAATATCATTTCACCATTTTCATCAACGCCTTCTAAAGAAATAGCGCCTATTTCTAAATAGTGTGACATTTTCATATCGTCCTCTTCTTCCTCTTCGTACATAAATCTCCTTTGTGCAACAGGTAGGACTTGAACCTACGATAGCCGAATTATGAGTTCGGGGCCTTAACCAACTTGGCTACTGTTGCCAAGTGTCTATTGTAACGTGCCGTCTTCATTTTTGTCAATGGTCTCTTCAACTATTTGCTGTACATATTCAGAAAAATGTTTTCTGATATTGCCCATAGGTCTATTTCCCAAAGACTTCCATATTCTTTTATACTCTACAATATTTGCAAATGTTGTAGGGCATACCTGTATACCATTATACTCTTTTAGAACTGTTGGTAGGGGCACATGTTTTCCACAACACTTACACTCTTTAGCTTTTTCTTGATATATACTCATACTATTTCCATTCCGTCTAATGCATCAGATAAGTCTTTTGGCATTCTTGGTGCCCTGATCATGTTTGTTACTATTGTGTCATCCTCATTTTCTCTATCCCATTTTAGAGAACTATAAGTATGTATGTCTATTTCTTCATTGTTTTGTGGCCTACTTCTGCTAATAGCATTGTAGATAGATCCACAAACTGCGTCCGCCAAGTCTTTCGATCCCTTTCTAGGGTGGTCAACTCTATCTCTCATAATTTTTAACTGCAGCAATTCATCGATAAGAAGTTTTATTGCTGGCCCAGTTAATCTATCTTCTGTAACAACCATTGCCATGTCATCATAATGTTTCTTTGCGACAGATAATGTTTCAGTATTAATTCCATACTGCTTTAATTGTTGCATCATGTCGTGTGAGTTCCAGCGGTCAAATGTACAGACACGAATCTTAAATCCCTTAGTTCTAAGAGACAAGATATAGTCTTTAACTTCTGTAAAATCTACAGATTTGTCTGCAGTCGGTGTCCAATATCTTACCGCATCAACTTCAACAATTGGCGCTGGCTGAGAATAAGTATCGGTTACTTTTACATTTACCCATTTTTGCACATGAGACATAGCAACTGCACAATGGTCATGCTTTTGTGCTAAGTCAACATGCAAAAAATATTCTTTATCTGGATCTGGCGCAAACCATTCCTGAAATCTTCCAAAGTCATCTACTGCTAACGCCATATTACTAAAAGCTTTTTCAATTTTTTCTCTAGACTTAAAGAATGCATCTATTGCTTCCGCTGGCATACATGCAAATCTTCCTAGAGCGTCTGGAGCATTCTTATAAAACGCTACTTTAAAATCATCTATACTTCTTGTAGGATTAATCTCCCAGGTAGGTCTTTTAAGAGCATACATTCTTGGATACTTGTAAGAAACAATATGATCTTCTTCCCATTCAATATCAAACTCATTGCCTTCCGTTCCATCTGGCAAATCTGTATCTATCTTAAAATGATGTGACCTAATGACAGTTTCTTTTTCTGCAATAACGTCGTCGTATCTTTGCTGGATATAATCGTTCTTGTATCTAGGGAATGAGAGAAGAATTACTTTACCGTAGTCTGGGAAACGAGAATCAACTGATGCCCTATACATCTCATAGATAGCGCTACCAGTCTTTGCCTGCTCATGGCCAGTTGTATTTTCAATGCTAAAGCCAGAAATTTCGTCAAGGATTACAACAATCACGTTGTATCCTTCCCATGCCTCACGCTCTGAGTGGCCTGAGTGAACTGTTATATTTTTATTAAATTTGATCTCAGAAGCTTTTTCTGAGTACTTTCCTACAAACCAAGGTGACTTATCTATACGTGTTCTAAATCCTTTAAAGAACACGTTGCTTGCTTGTTGTGCGTTGATAGCAATATTAATAATGTCAATGGAGTCTCCAGGTGGTTTACCGTAGTAATGAGCTGGATCTTTTAAACACAATAATAAATATACTATATAGGCCACTGATATTGTAGAGCAATAATCTTTTCCAGAACCCTTGCCTAATTGAGCAACTACTTCGTTAGCAGTCTGCTTATATGTTCTCTTGCCTTCTTCTTCACCAAACAATTTGATTAGTGTGGACTCTTTATAAACCTGTGAAGATTTTTCAATTAATGTATACTGATATTCTGAAAGCGGTGGCAATCCAAGATAATCTGGGCTTGTAACAAATGTCCTTAAATCGACTGGCCTCTCATCAAATTCTTCGCCGTCGAGTATGTCAATAAGATCATCAAAATTAAGATCCACTAACTTCCTCAATTATTTCAACTGGTTCAACTATCCCAGTTATTTGGGATAAACGTTTTGCAACTTCCATCTTACATTTTGAACAAGAGGCTGTTACTTCTTTCAAAATCTTTACAAGGATATCCTGTTTACGCTCAGTTTCCGCCAACTGTGTTGCAAGTTCAGCGTTATCTAGAAGTCCAACTTCTTGAAGCATGCCAATACGCTTACCTTCAATATCTGCAATTAATTTTAATGCACCTGATTTAACGCTAAGCTGTCCAGCCTGATCAGCATCTTCAACTGTCTTCCAGGCTTCTTTAATAAGCATTGCATAGTGTTGGTCAGCACCAACGATAGCTTCTTTAGCCCTCTCTCTGGCCGCTGTGTCGTTGTGTACGACTGTCTTCCACTCACCTATCAACTCAACCACTTCGGCACGTTTAAAGCCCGTTAGAGTGGCAATTTGGGTGGGGTTATTTCCTTTAAGCAGTTCTTCAACTACTTTATTCATGCGATCAAAATGATCAGCTAATTCCATATCCATAGAGTATTATTATACTTCTAGTCGACTGAAATAGCAACCTGAGATTTAGCTATTTTATATAGAACTAAATAGCCAATCAGATCATCAATATCATTATCTCCTGCGAAGCCTTGATTATTTTTAACTCTGTTTAATTTATCATCGATTCTAACCTTGAGTTGCTCTACATTGTCCGCCGTCGAAAATATTCTGGCTGGCTCCAAAGCTGAGTTACCGTATGATATATTCTTTTCAATAAGCATGTGAGCAATTTCATGACAAGTTCCCCAGATTTTTGCACCTGCTGGAGCCCCTACAGATCTTAAATATAGATCACTACAATTAAATGTTGTTACATCCTCAAATACTGGCTTTAACATTATCTTCTCCTAAGTAGAACATTAACTACATCATGCTCTTTAATTCTTTCGAATGTGGCCGCTTCCCCATTCAAAAATTCCATTGTATATTTATCATTTAATTCTACCAAAAATTCATCTGGCTGTCCAGACCCTAACTCAACAACTAGCAATGGACACTTACGAGCTTCTTCAGAAAATCCCTCGAATACAAATCTTTCGTGTCCCTCCACATCTATTTTCATAAAATCAATTTTGCCAGTGTATGTTGAATCTAATGTATCTGCATTTATTTCTTCTGTATAAAAATTACCATGCTGACCATGATTACCAGATTGATGTTCATGAACTATTCCAGATCCGCCAATGTTTTCTTCCCAAATATTTAAAACCATCTTATCTTTTTTATTTGACAAGGCTATATTAAATACATCTATCTGTCCTACATTTGAGTAATCATTTAAAATTGTAGCAACTGTATAGGATTTACATAACCTTTCTATCGGCTCAAATGCCAGCACACGACCAGATGCGCCAACCCTTCGTGCCATAACTTCTGTAAAATAAAATATGTTTGCTCCAATATCTAGGCATGTCCACCCAGGCTGTATATTACCAATCATCCATTCGGTGAGCTCTTTATCCCAGTAACCCTGATCTCTACAGGTAGCCTGAACGTATCTATCAGTTACATCACCAGTATATACATAAAAAGAATTCAAAACTTTGCTAAAGGTAATTGATTCTGGTGTTATTCTTTCTGTCTTCATCTTTTTTTAATTAACCCAAACTGATCTAAGTATCTTTGTATTGTCATAGCAGATACGTTACACTCTTTAGCTATTTCTGTAACCGTTTTCTTTTGAACTATATATCTTCTATATAGCCAATCCTTACTTTGATATAGTTTCATCGTTCTGTCAAAACCTTATTCGCATAGTGGGCTATACCAAATGAATCAGCCACATCAAAATCTTTTAATGAAAGCTCATACTTTTTATTAAAGTAATCTACAGTTCTTTGTTTACGCATATTACGCAATTGAGTCTTATACCACGAATCGGCATATCCTGGATTTTTTACTCTTACTGCCTGCTTCTCATCTTTTGTTGGGTTCTTATTGCCGATATATGCCTGCCAAGAACTAGGGGATATAGTAATAACGGAAGCACCAGTAGACATAAGTTCAGCAATAACCACACCATAGACATATGACAATTTTATCACAGCATCTGGTGATCTGACAAGGATCGCTCCTTCTACTGCAATATAATCAGCTTTTAATTCATCAAGCATTACGTGCATTTTCTTTTTAGCATCATATATTTTTTCATATATGTCTGCTCCCACAAATTCTATTTTGCCCCACTTTAACGGTTTATCGTTTTCCATCAAGCAGAATGCAACCGAATTTGTAGAAGCGTCTATTCCTAGTACACGGTTTGCTTTAGTTTTAACAAGCTCAGCTAATCTCATCAAGCATACCCATTATCTTAGATCTTTTAGTTATATCTATCTTTTTTTGACAGGATGCACAAAGATTTGTTTCATTATACCTACTTAATTGAGCATTACATTTCTTGCAGCCACGAGCAGCACCATTTCGAATAGCTTTCTTTT